CAAATATGACGAAGAAGCCCTGGCGGAACTTCTTTCGCAAGAGACCATTGACATTCCGCTAGAAGATTATAAGATAAATGTTGGGAAAAACATCAACCTGCAAAAAGTGCTCGACAAGTTTGCTCCGTCGGGGGAAGACATTTTGGATGACATAGAAGAACCGGAAATGATTACTTGCCCGAAGTGTGGGCATAAATTTGAACCATGAAACAACACAAAGTGAAATTTAGAAAATGTCGTTTTTGTAAAAAGAAGGTTGAAAATGGACCAGGACTTCATATTGTTCTTGATTTTAAGAAAAAAAGTACGGAATTTTATCATTTAGGTTGTGCTATAAAGAATAATTTAATGTGGGGAAAAGAATGAAACAACACATAACTAAAACCCAGCTAAATGAATTGAGTGAGAAGGGGAAGGAGAGGCTGAGGAAGTGGTGGATTAAAAGACATCTTAAGAATGTAGATGAGTTAAGGATTACAATTTTTGGTAAGGGTGATAAAAAAGAAGCTCAAGATAATCATGATAAAAAAATGGCACAGAGAGAATATCAAGAGCATGGTAGGTTTCTCTCCGTCGGAATGATGATAGAGTTTTTGGATGAGAAATATAAAAAGAATCCTTGGCCTGATTTCTGGGATGATAGAAAGGAAAACAGAAGAATTGATGAAATTGATGTAATAATTTCTTGGAAAGATGAACTCTGTGATGCCCTGTTTTTGGCTGTGAAAGAAGTATTAGAAAAATGAAGAAAAAGAAAGCAAGAACTAAGCCCTATGTTCGACCATACACAAGAACGGCAGTTTTACTTCCCAAAACTCAAAGATATAACTGGCTCGTCATGAAAAAGACTTTCCTTGCCGATCCAACAATTTCTCTCACCGACCTTGCGAAGAAATACAAAGTTTCTCAAAAGACTCTTCTCAATAAAGCTCGAAGAGAAAGATGGATGGCTTTGCGTGAAGAAATTCAGAAAAGAGCAGAGGAAAGAATGATTAGGGCAACAGAGGAAAAGCTCTCTGAGGTTAAAATGAGACATTCTCAAATCGGTAAAATGCTTCAACATGAAGGAGTAAAGGCTATTCGTAAAGGGAAAGGGCCTAAAACTCCAAAACAAGCCCTAAAATTCACAACGGAAGGGGTGAGAATTGAAAGGGAGGCTGAGGGTGTGGAGAAAAGAGGACCGGCTATCGTCAACATTGTTCAACAACAAAAAGCGGTTGTAGACAAATACAGATTTGAAGAAGGTGAGGTGGTGGAGTGAAAGAAACTAGGGATAGAAAAATAGTAAGGAAACTCATTGATGACTATGGAGAGGAGTTTGTTGAGAAAGTGTGGCCCAAATTGCCGGGAAGCGAGTATGGCAACTTGGAAAGCATGGTTCTTTATTGTTTTTTGCGTCACTATAAGCCGAAGTATGTTTTGGAAGTAGGAACAGAGGTTCATGGTCGGACGACACACATTGTTCATAAAGCTCTTTTGGCTAATGGCGAATTTCAAAAACACATCATGTCCGACTTGGAGGGGAAAGTAGAAAAGGCTTTCGGGAATTTATGTCGAGATTTGCCGGTTAACCAGGAAAAGGTTAAGCTCTTGTCGGGGGTGATTCAACAGACTTTCAGAAAAATTGATCTTTCTATGGTCGATTTCTTGCTTATTGATGCCGATCACCAGCGAGATTTTGCAACTTTTTACCTAGATGAACTTATTCCGCCGTTGGAAGACGGAACTTATGTTCATATCCATGATGTTAATTTGTCCGGGAATTGGAGTTGGAGGCCTGCTCCAGACAGTGAAGTCGAAGAATTTCTTGAGCGCAGGTCAAAGGGGCGATTTCCTTTGAAAAAACTTTTCTGGTTGGAAGACTGGTGCATTAATCTAAAATATGTAGACAACAGAAATAAGATTAATGAACGCTTTCCTTTTATTGGGTCGTTTTCGGAATCGGAAACTGGGCTTCCTTATTCAAGTTCTGCATCCTATTGGGAGAAACTGGGAAAATGAGTAAAATATCCAAGGGAAATTATTATGAAAATAAAGCACGCGATACTTTGAGAAAGTGGGGGTATAAAGTTGAGAAGCCAGTGAGGACAAAATTCAGTCGCAAAGATTTTTTCGATTTATTCGATCTTTTTGCCATCCGCGAACTTGATGCCAAGTTAATCCAAGTGAAACTCAATAGGTGGCCATCAGGAGAACTCGTCCGTAAATTGAGGGCTTTTAAACATCCGAGAGGCATTAAGATTGAGGCGTGGCGATACAAAAAGCACAAAGGTTTTAGCATAAGGGAATATTGAATGGTAATTAATCGCAAGAAATTCATTGAGGAACAATTTTTGATTCTCAGCAAAGAGAATAAGGTGGTTCCATTTCATTTTTGGCCCGTTCAAGAAAAGTATTATAATATGTTGGTTGGTGATTATGGGCCGGAATTAAAAGGAACAAGGGAGATCATTTTGAAGGCAAGGCAGCAGGGATTTTCAGCTTTGGTTCTAGCACTTTTCACAGTCGATTTTATTACTAACCCGAACAGTGTTTCAATTTGTATTTCCCATAGGAAGGATGCCACTCAAATGTTGTTCAAGCGCGTGAAGTTTTTTCTTGAGAGCTATTGTAATAAACACAAGTGGGATATTAAGAGATATTTAGCGACTGATAGCAAAAACGAGATAGAGAATAGGACAAATAATGCCTATTTTTATATTGGTACAGCTGGATCGAAGGTTGGTGGCAGAGGAGGAACTGTGCAAAATATACATTTTTCCGAGGGTGCGTATTATTTGGACACCGACAGAATCACGGCCAGAGAAATGATTGAAGGAACGAGTCAACAGGTTGCTCAGGGAACTGGAATAATTTTTATTGAATCCACAGCCAATGGTTATGGGAACTATTATCAGCATGTTTGGGAAAAGGCAAAGAGGGGAGAAAGCACTTATAGGCCAAGATTCTTTAGTTGGGAGGAGTTTTATGACAAAGAATGGGTTGAAAAGAAAAGGGGCGACTTTGAATCGGAAGCAATGTGGAAGCAAGAATATCCTCTGACAGCTCGAGAGGCATTCATTTCCTCTGGAACTCCATTTTTCGATCATGCTGTATTAGAAAAATTATTGGAAAAACAGGTTGAACCAATAAAAATGGGAAGGCTTGCCCAGGATGGGCAGTGGATTTAATGGCAAAATTACCACTGAAAGATCCATTTCGACTCTACCGCCAATTGGAGGATGGTGAACAATTTTGTATCTTTGGCGATCCAGCAGAGGGAAGAGATTTTTGTGCAGCAGCAGTGGTCAGTAAAAGACATGGAGATTTTCCCTTAATTTATAATAATCGCACAGAAAGCTCTCAATTTGGCTATGATATTCATAAAATAGCGAAATATATCCACCGCAAAACTGATTTGTGGCCAATGGTTGCTATTGAAAGAAATGTCGGTGCGGCGACAATCTTTGTTTTGCAGGAATTGAATTATCCCCGTATGTTCAGAATGCCTGTTTTTGATAGTGCGACTCACAAGGAAACTACCAAAATCGGTTGGCTTACAACAAGGGCGACTCGTAGCAAAATGTTGAATGATTTTGCCATGGCATTGAGGCAGGGCCAAGCTATGGTTTACGACCAGGAAGCCATCGAGCAAATGTTGGCTTTTGTTTACAAGTTAGGGCGGGGGCAAATCGAGGCGGGGAAGAAAGATGACTTGGTGATTGCTCACAGTGGAGCATGGCAGCTTTATTTGCTTGTTCCGACCCTCAGTGACGCAGATGAAGATATAGACTGGGAAGAAGAAAGAAGGAAGTGGAGGTTCAAATAATGTCAAAGAAATTTATTGATTACCATAAACAGAAAAGTCACAATGAAAGAATGATTTCCGAGCTTTTGCGGAAAGTGCGACCAGACATTTGGGTTTTAATGGATTTGATAGACAAGACGGATATGAACCCAATAATAGTATTTAAGTTTCTGAGGCAAGTCAACAATGTCATTCTGGGGTCGGGGTGGGGGCAAGTGACGCTAGTAATTAACAATAGGGTGGCAAAATATATTCGCGGTGAGGACACAGATAAAATCGAAGCAGAGATTGTTTTGCCACGACCAAAATAGTCAACTATTGACAAGACAAAATTTTTGTTGTAGTGTTTAATTAACAGTTACTTGAAGCGAAAAAGCGCTAGAGGACTGCAATATACCCGAGTGGGCGTGATTGCAGTCCTTTTTATTTGAATTATTAACTATGGCCCAAAAGAAGAAAGAAAGAAAACCAAAAGGTGTTATCGCCTTTTCAGAGTTAAAGAATCACTACGATTTAGCCAATGATGAGACTGACAAAAGACGGACGGGTCGAGGAAAAATCGGAACGATTTCTTTTGACGAAGCAGACGAGTTGTTCCGTTCTTGGCTCGATGAAGATAGTTGGCCATATGATGCTCTCCTTTTTGATCCTCGCGTTTTCACTTTTATTTTTGAAAAGACTTCAAGGTTAATCTCCAACAAACTCAGAGGAAGATTGATTCCCCGAGAAGGTGGAGATATGTTGGCGGCTCATATCAATAACGAGTTATTGAGTTTTCAATGGGATCAGGCGACTCATAGCGGCTCAATGATTTCAAAATGGGCTTTAATGGATTTGAATGCGAGGAAGTATGGCGCTGCTTTTGCTTTGTGTAAATGGCGCTATGAGCTTGCTCCTGATGAGAAAGTTTTGTTTGACGGACCGGGAATGCAAATTTTGAATAATAGAGATTGTCTCCCCGATCCGGCGGCGACAGACATTGAGTCTTGTAACTGGTTCCAAGCTAGGCAATATGTTACTTTTCAAGACCTTGAAAGGGTTAATGATAGAGCGCGAACGAAGCCTGTTTACAAAAATCTTGATAAATTAAGAACAGTAATTAGCCAGAAAGCAGAGAAGAGCGGTGGAGATTCCCGAGACATTAACTGGACATCTCGAAATCGACAAATTTCTGGACTTACCACAGATCCGGTTGGAAAAGACGCTGCCTTCAAGACAGTAGAGATTGTGACAGAATACCGGAAAGGTCGCTGGATCACCTTTTCGCCCCGACATGGAGTCATCCTTCGAGATATTGCCAATCCATATCACAATAATGAGATTCCGATTGTAATGCTTCGCTATTATCCGATCGATGACGACTTGTATGGCATGAGCGAAATTGAGCCAGTTAAAGGATTGCAAAAGGCAATCAATGCCATCCTCTCTCAATATGTGGATGAAATCAACCAAAAGCTTTATACGCCTATTGCTGTCGGTCCTGGTGTTCGGCAGCACACATTGCGATGGGGAAAGGGTGCGAGGTGGATTATGAACAATCCAATGACAGACTTTCGATTGGTTGAATCTCGGTCGAATGCGGCACAATTCTTCAACAATACCTATTCTGTATTAGTGGCCGCTTTAATGAATTCTATCGGAGAAACTTCTTTGGGAGTTTCCAATATTAGCAGGTTTCAAGCAGAAAAGACTGCGACTGAGGTGAAACAGCTTGTTTCTCAAAGAAATGCACGGGATAATTTCAATCAGACATTTTTGGGAGAGGCGCTTAAAAGACAAATGATTCTGTGGCATACCATGAATCAAGTAATGATATTCAGCGATCCAGAAAAGAAATCCTATGTTATTCGGATTATTGGAAGAGACGCAATCCGATACTTTGAAGAAAGCGGGATTGGGGCTTATGGCTTGACCGAAGAGGGAGCAAAATTGCTTCAAGAAAACACAGAAAGGACGATGGCAGAAGGAGGCGAAGAAACAGGAATTCCAGAGGACTTCATGATTCCAATGTCGCCAGTGTCAATGGGAGAAGAAGAGGAGGCTATCCCCAAGTTTTCTCTTGACATGAGCAAGCAACTTGGTACTTTAGTTATAGAGCCAGAGGATTTAAAAGGAAATTATGATTTCATTGCCGATGTGGAATCGATGGCTTTATCGGCAGGAGAACAGCAAATGCAAGGAAGAAAAGCTGCTTTCAATATGCTTCTTTCTAATCCGCTGGTAGTAGAATTTTTGGCAAAGGAAAAAGTGAGACCGAAGTTTAAAGATTTGTTTGTTGCATGGCTTGAGGATGTTGGAATGAAAGATGCTGAGAAGTTCTTTGAAAATATTCCGCCTGAGGAAATGCTTGGTCCACCGGGAATGGGACAACCAGGAATGGGTCAGCCCGGAATGGCTCCGCAGGGAATGGGACAGCCACCAATGACAATGGGTAGTCCTATGCCAGGAGGTCCAGGCGGCGTGGCTCCATTAGCTCCTTCTCCGAGAGCGAGAGGAGGTGGAACAGTTTAATGACAGATAAATCGCAACCAGATATTGAAAAGGGAAGAAAATTGAACAGAAAAGAAATAGGGGAATTGAGGGAAGGGCAGGGTGTTTATGAAATGACTCAAACACCTGGGTGGCAAACCGTAAAAGGATGGTTGGAAGACAGAGCGTTTCATAGTTGGGTAGACCCACGTGAAACCAAGTCAAAAAAGGAGTGGGAATGGCAAGAACTAAATGCCTTCCACTCAGCGGATGTGTCAAGCCAGTTGTTAATAGATATTCAAAGGGCTGTTGAAAGGTCGGAGTATCTTGACAAAGTGAAAAAGGGTGAAATAAAAGAAAGGCGAATGAGAATTTAATGAAAGGAGGTGTAAGAATAATGGAATTTGGAAGTTTTTTAAAAGGCAAAAAGAAAAAGAAAAAAAAGAAAAAGAAGGAGGCGAAATAAATGCCATATCGCAGGAGCGGAACTAAAGTCTTACACAAAAAAGGAGGCAAGTGGAAAGTAAAACAAACTTGCCGCTCTGAAGCTGCTGCCAAAAGAGCCATGAGCTTATTGAGAGGCTTGGAATCTGGTAGCATTAAGCCAAGCCAAGTTGGGAAAGGAAAGTTTGCCAAAAAAAGGAAAACTAGCCGGAAGAGAAAGAAATAATGCCTAAAAAATTGCCTGATTTGCCGGGTTCGGATGAAAGCACTTTAAAAACTAACAGAATGGATTCTTTCTACGAGAAGAAGCCAAGTGATATTTGGAAAGGATATGTGGAGAACATAAAATTGAAAGGGCGAAAGAAATGTTCTCATAAATTTAGACATATTCAAAGAGGAATAGAATGCGAAAAATGTCACATCGGTTTTGTAGGAGAAGGATTGAGGATTAAAAACGGGCACATTTTCTTCGGTAATCAAAGATTTCTTTGATTGTCGAAATTAGTGTACCTTTAAAAATAAATTAGAGGGAATATTTTATCATTCACCTAAGCGGTAATGCTTGCCGCCTATAACCATTATTAAATAGAGCATAAGAAAGGAGGTGAAAATGACAATAAATACAGGGCTTAAAAGACCCCCTGAGAAGGTAGAACCTCAGGCTGGAGCAAAGCCTACTCCAGAGAAAAAAGAACCTGTTCCTCAGGTTAAGGAGGTTGAAACCGAAACCCAACCAAAACCAGGAACAGAGGGGGAGTTGCCAGGAGGCGCTTCGGAGAGGACCCGAGAGCAATTTGACAAGCTCAAAAGTAGCAATCAAAGACTGCTCGAGGCAAACAAACTTCTCCAAGGAGAAATAGCTAGAAGGGTTCAAAGTGAACAAACTTTTGCCCCGATTCAGCAAATTCCAGGAGTGCCACAAGCGCCGACACAGGCGCCATTGCAAACTCCAACTCAACCAGCTCAAGTTCCTGCGCCCGATGTTGAGCAATTCGTCGCTGTAGATCCTATTACTGGGGAGCGGTATCTTAATGAACCTAAACTCGGTCAGGCAATCGCCGACGCAAATGCTCGAGCAAAGAGGGCAGAAAAGTCAGTTCAGAACTATATTTTGCAACAGAGATCGATTGAGGAAGAGCAACAGACGCGAGAAGCGTTTACTGCTCACCCCGAGCTTAATCCGAAGTCAAAAAAGTTCGAGAAAGGACTGCATACAAGAACACGAGCGCTTCTCTTGGATTCGATGATGAATCCAAGTGACTATGACAATCATTCTTTGAGTTTCAAAGAAGCAGGAGATTTAGCAAAGAAGCAATCAGCAAAAGATGCTAAAGAACTGACAAAGAAAGTCGATGAAGAAAGTCAAAAAGCACTTGAAGCCAAAGAGCAAGCTAGTCTAGCGGTAGAGGGGAAACCGGGAACACCGTCCCCCTCACAAGAACCATCTGAGGAGCTTGCTAACTTAGCGAAGAAAACCCGTGAGGGAGATATTTGGGCATTAGCTCGAAGATTGCAAAATACTCCACACACTGGAACACCAACTTCTTCGACAGAAGAAGGAACCGAAGAGAAGAAATAGTGCGAGAGAGT